ATTAACCCCACGGTTAATATTACACGGGCCACGGAACCTCCACGTACCTTTAACCCAATTAAGGGTGCGTTGGTGGAGGGTGTCCCTATCCAGGTTGTTGCGCAGAGCGAGGGCGCTACTCTTCATGCTGTAAAGAAGCGTTGTGACCATCGCCCGGCTGCCGATGTTGGAACCGCGTTTAAGCGCGGTCATGATCTGCTCATGGACAAGATTCATGAGCGGGATACTATCCAACTCGACACCCAGGCGATTGAGGCTTATCTCTCTGAGATGAGTGGGCAAAAGCGGGAGAGGTTGCAGGCGTGTCTTGACTCTATGGACTTCACGCTTCCTGGGTATACGGACAAGACCGTGTTTGCTAAATCGGAGGTTCTTGTTAAACATGATGGCGCCCAGCCACGCATTGTCTACCAGGGGGGAGACATGTATAATCTTGTAATGGGCTCCGTCGTGTACTATTTGTCGCGTCGGATCGCAGAGGAGCTCAACCGCAATAACCCCAAGAACAAAGGGAATGAAGTTATTTATTGCGTTGGGATGACTGCAGACGAGATAGCCGATATAGTTCACCATACACCGGGCAATGTTTTCGAAAACGATTTTAAGAATAACGATGGGACGCAACCTGCCGCTGTTCGCAAATGGGAGTCCATGTTTTACTATAAACTGGGCGCGCCAAAGTGGTTCGTGAAAGAGTTTGCCAATAACACTAGCGTTAGGGTGTTTACGCGCTATGGTGTTAAGGGACGAGTGAGGGGTCAACGTTGGAGTGGCGAGGTTACTACCACCACTGGCAACGGATATGTAAATGCTTGCACCTCACTCGCGGCGTTAGAATTGGCAGGGATTACTCGAAGCACCACTTTGGTATACGGGGATGATGGATTGACGTACACACAGCAAGATCGGGCGAATATCAAGGAATCGTTCGATAGTGTGGCGGAGGGATCGGGCATGAAGACTGAAGGAAAGGTTGTTGATAAGCGGGAGGAGGGGACGTTTTTGCGAAAACGTTTCGTGCCCAGCTTCACCAAGACTTTCCCCGTACCATCTTTTGGCCGTGTGGTGAGCAAGTTGCCAGTCCGTGTTAATAACAACCGGGCTGTCAGTGATAATGATTACATGGCCGGCAAGTTATTGTCGGCTGCGTATGAACATCGCCACATAGCCAGTTTAAGAGAACTCCTACTGCAAACAGCCGAACAGTTATCGGACAAGCCGTTCCTCGATTTTAGGAATCAGGCTTGTGCGTATAAGTTCACTGCAGCAGAGCTTAAAGAGATGACAGTCAATGCGCACACCATCGACCCCGACTGCCTACACAGCTTCCTGGCCAAAGTATACGGTATCAACGAGCAGGAGTTGGTTGAGTGTTACGCTTCCGTGTGTGACGGTATCCTCGGGTTTCAACGAGTGAACAGCCGCGCGGGGGGTGCGAAGGGGAAGGGTGCTCCACTGGCACCTAAGTTGCCACGTGCATTGTGGAATACTGCATTTGAGTCTATCGTCACTGTCGATGTCTCGCTGTAGTGCAGGATGCGAACGTCCATGCGGTTTT